CCCCACCTAAACATACAACAGGTACATTGTATAATTTAGGATAATTAATTGTAACAGGAGTTGGGGTCGTAACAGAAGCTGGACTAGTTTCTGTTGTGGTATTAGTAGGTGAAGGGGTTGTTTGTGTATAATTTAAAACAACTTTGGTATTAATACTAATAACAGCAGTTTGATTTACTGGATCAAAGCTATCTATAGTTCCTACTTGTGCACAATGTAACGATGCAAATATTTGCTGAGTTAATTGATTAAATAAAGTTCTTAAATCTGGCCTTGGTTTGGTCAGATTTGGAACTACTGATGTTGTGCTATTAGGAGTAGCCATATCAAGAAGGTAAAGCGGTTTGTGCTATAGGATATGGTATCACGTTTTGACCAAAACGATATAATAAAACTGTCGTAATGCATTGACCATTTACAGAAGGCGATATGATACCCTCGTGATAAACTCCATAAACTGGATATACGCCATTAAATTGGGAATTATCTTCGCTTGTTAATTGAACCAACTGACCAATAGTCAATGTTGGTTGAAACAACATTTTACATTCTAAGTATCCACTATCGGAAGCAATCGGTATATCCAACAATCCTGTTGATGAACTGATTTGAAAATATTGTGAACTACTGTTTACGTAAAAGCCTTCGTTTGCACTTAATATTTTTAATTGTCCATTATCAATGGTTACATTGGTTCCGGGCGGTACTATTTTTTGTAATTCGTACAATGTAGGGCCACAAAATGAAGGGTAATTAGTAAATATATTATCTAAACTTTTTCCTATTATTGGAGCTGTTGTAGTTCCTAATAAATCAGAGTTTAATAGTTCAGCTACTTCTGTTATTGATACTTGCTTGCTTCCGCTTGTTGGAATTGCGGTAAAAGATGAAAAGCTATTTGCAGAAGTAAATTGTAAGTCTTGGCAAGTAAGTTCAGTAACAACATTTGTCCTGCCTTCACGATAACTTCTAGCCATTAAAACATTACCCCTGAACATTAAACCTTGTGGACCATTTTCGTATCCCCCTCTGAAATCAATAGGCATCCATGTAGAAGTATCGTAATAATTTTTAAACAATTGATTACGATGCGCCTCACTTAAATTATAAAGCTTAAATGTACCTGTTTGTGTACCTGAACAAAATTCTCTTCTTATGCTAAATTGGCAACTTATAGGAAGCTCAATATTTAGTAACTGGGAATGTAATGAAAAACTTCCTTGATCTGGAGTAATTCTTGCATTGTTTACAAGTGGAGTAAAAGAAAACCCATTTGGTCCCGATGTTTCAGGACTTACTGTGTACGGACCAGTAAATGGACCAGTACCAACTTTTAAAGTATATGTGCGGTTATATTTCAATTTCCTACAAATACTGTGTTTTCTATAGCCTGTACTTGAGCCTGCGTAAGAATAATTAATCTAGCATAACCGCTAGAGAAATCGTCCAAATTCATGGGTTCATATCCATCAGAAGTTACACATCCTAAACCAAATGGAAGAACATATTTGTACTGTCTTAAAAGATTTGGAAATACTGTAACTCTATTTCCATTTACTTGAAAATTAGGTGTAGTTCCAGTCCAAGACAAATCAATAAACCAACCCTGCTGATTGTTGCTATAATACAAAGATATATTTGCATTTGTACCATCACCTATAGCGATAACAAATGATTGCGTGGGATTGTTTGTTATTCCTGTAAGATATTGCATGTTATATCCATCCCGATAAGCTATTTAAAAAGTCTTGTGCAGCAGGACTGTCTGTTGATTCTAGTGAATCTAAAAAGTCATCTAATTCAGCAGATGAATCTGTTTGTATAGCAACTGCTATATCATTGTCTGGATTATTTAATTCTCCTAATGCGCTTTCTAATATGTCATTAATAGAAGAACTTAACCAATCTTGAGCAATTGCTTCTACTTGTTGTACATTAAACGATGAAGTACCTAATGTACCAGCATCCACACCTTGATCTGCGCTAGTAATATCTTGTGAAGTTCCAGCAATGCCAATTTGACTAGCTTGTGAAGCTCCTAATATTCTTACCTTTTTAAACGTAACAGTAAAATCAGTTACGTTTTGCGTAATTTCGCTTTGTATAGGTTCGCACGACTCAATTGCCATGCTAGTAAAAATTCCCCAAGGAGTTTCAACTGTAAACAACTGCCTACCTTGCCATAAAGAGTAAAGATAACCAAATATTAATGCCTGTTTATTATTAGGGGCAGAAGCCGTAGCTAAATAATACTGATAAGCGTTAGTTTGAGATGTTGTGGTTAAAGTTTGTGTCGTGCTTATAGACTGAGACAATGCTTGCTGTGCACCCGGAGTTAACTGTGGTTGCATTGCACCATTAGCAGGTAATGGATTTAAAGTCTGAGTAATAGGTTGGCTTATTGTGGTTCTATTATAAACCAAGTCGCCAGTAGAACCTTTCAATGTTATTTTTTCAGGATATAAAGCAATTTGATCATGTATTGCTGTATTATCTTCTAACCAATGGTCTGTAATTTCAGATTTAAGTTCTATTCTTTCTTCGCCACGTACATCAAATACCATTCCGCCAATACCAGAAGGCAATGGCGATGGATAAACAAACATTGCGTCTTCTGCTGGTTGTTTAAGTAAAAGCGTAGTAAATACGCTCGTTCCGTCAGATGGTATTAGGTTGTTTGCCATATTACTGTTGGAATGATGTTTGTGCTGATACTAAACCATATTGATCAAATACGTTAGATAGTACGCTACCAGACATTTTTGCTAATTCTTTATGATCTGATCCACCATTAAAGTTTTGAGTTACAGTCACATTATTATTTCCACCATATTGATTGGAAATTGGACTTACGCTACGACCATCAGACAACAAATCACTTATAGTCTTTAATGCTGATTTTGTATCAGTTGATCCTATTGAGGTATTAGAAAATGGAGATTTCCCATAAATAAATTGATTAATCCCTTCAACACTTTGACTTTCATCTAATACAGGAGCTGGTTCGGCAAATGGTTTTAAAAGATGCTCTACAACCCAAAGTGCAGCTTTTTCAAAAGGCAACATTGCTTCACCTACGTTTTTAGCAATTTGACTCCATAAAAATGCTATCCTTTTTTGTTCTTGATATAATTCATCGTAAGATTGAATTGTAGCATCTGTAGCAATATATCCTTCAGTTCCTTTTTCAGGATTAAATTCATTTCTTCTTAAAGTGTTAGCCATTTCAGGAGTTATCCCCAATGCTTGTAATTGTGTGCTTACAATTGCAGCATCTACACCCTTGGCTTGTTTTGCTCTATCTTCTAATCTCTTAAACAACTCTTCTGTTGTCATATCGGGAGTATAAGATATTCCCAATAAATTAAATGCTTTTATAAATTCTTTACCCTGACTTGTTTTAATGGCTATTTGAATCTTATTTAAATTCTTAAAAGATTCTGTTACTTCATCAGCAGCTACACCAAATTGAGCAGCAGCATTTTGCCATTTTTGAAGTACTTGTACCGAAATTCCGGTTTCTAAATTAAACTTTTTAAGTCCTTCACCTGCTTTTAATGAAGATTGTACAGAAGCTACTAAACCACCACCTATTAATCCAATAGCGGAAAAAGCTACTAAAGCATCTAAACTTAATTCACTAAATGCTAACGCAAGATCCTTAACTGTAGAGCGACCCTGCATTAAACCAACAAAACCTTTAATTTGTTGTTTATAAAGTTTTTCTTCTTCTAATCTTTGAGCTTGTAATCTTTTTTGCTCTTCTTTTTGCCTATTTTTTTTCTTTTTTTCCCCTTCGTCTTCCTTGCTTGCAGTAGCTTTGTATTTATCTAATGCAGGAATAGTTAATCCTTCTGCACTTGCTTTAACTTTAGCCAAATTCTCAGCAAGTATGCCTGCCTGCTTTGCAGCATTACTTAAAGCTGTCTCGATTCCTTCAAGTTTGTCTTTATCATCAATCTTGAAGCCAATCTTAACAAAGAAATCTGCTATACTTGATCCACTCACAGTTTATTGTCCTTATTTAAATGATATTCTGTATCAGTTATTTCTGCCTGACATATATGAAAGTGCCATGCGTCTAATACTAAGTCTGAAGGCATGCTCAATATTTCTTGAACAGTACCAACTCCTTTAGTGTTTAACTGTAAAGCTATCCTGACTTGTGGCTCTAACGTATCTATTACTTTTGCTCGTTTCCAGTTATGATCCCGCTGGGGATTGATGACTTTGATACGAGGTTCGCGAAAAAAGGGACTATGTTTAAAGTAGCCACCTCCCAAGCTACAAGAAAATAATCACCGCGATTATGTTCAGGTTCAAAAGTTAGATTGGTTATTCTTGTAGCGTTAAAATCTTTAACACCCTTGTAAGTGCAAGAAAACATACATTTCTTGATGGCCTCTTGTACTTGTTCGGATGTGCCGACTTTAAGAACGATGTCTTTAATATTTGAAGCATCCATCTGAAACAGGGAACTGAGATCAAACCCAGTTCCTTGCCCAAATGGAACTCCAATAAGTTCCTTAAAGACTACGTTAGTTAATTTCATTCCGTCCTCAAATGGAGCTATTTGAAATCCAAGAACGGAACCACTAGACAGGGGGATGTCTTTCATGGCTATTATGAGATGCTACGTTGACCTACTGCGAATTTAAATTTCCAAATCGTTACGCCTTGATCGGTTTCACCTTCGATGTTGCTTTTTACTTCTGGGATCATTGTTGGAACGCCACCAGTACAAAGATAAACATCGCTTTTAACATTGCCCTGACCATCACCGATACGCTTTACAAGTTGTAAAGTAATGAGAGGGAAGGTTGGAGGATCTTGAAAGAATAAGATTTGTAGTGAATTGATAAAAGCATCATCTGCGCTACCACGAAGTATGCGAAGAGTGCCTTCAACTAGGTTACCCATTGCGCTGTAAGCAATGAGGGTATTTCCGTTTTTGCCGGGTTTTAAAACACCAGTTTCATTAGGAAATGTAAGGGTTCCGATGTCGCCATCTGCAAAAGCAGTTAGCTGGCGACCTGAAAGGATAATGGTATCATTACCACTTAGGGAGATGCTATTACTCATGGTTTATAGATTAAGGATTGATGTAAATGATTCCATTAACGCTTTGGATTGCACCAGCATATTTAACACCGATTTGAATCAATGGAGCTGTACGACTTGCGCGCTGTGATTGGACTTGTTGAGAAACAGGTTGTGAATAAATGTAGTAACCAAAGTTAGCTATGTTTTGTACTAATGATACTGGATCACCAAATGTTGATGCAGTCCATGCACCCGGAGCTAAGAAACTATTTGTTACTGCTTGGTTTAAAACTGTAGCAATAGCACCCTTTAATGAACTCATGCCTGATTCTGTTTGTGGAATCTTGGTAGGAGTTTGAGCTAGGAAGTTAAAGGTAGCTATTTGTAATGCACCCAACAACCAAGTCATATTGTAAACATTATCAGAATATCCGTTACCGCCGGTTGATACTGTTTCAGGCAAACCTTGAATTGAAGTATAGAAATCAGCACCAACTGTCTGACATTGTGTATAGATTGTTTGAGTAATACCAGCATCTACAGTAAAACCAGTTCCGGGTTGAATACCGGTTAACTGCTTTAGATTCATTGTAATCGTCGTATTTGAACCATAGAAATTGGTTGATAATAGACGAGAAGCATAAGCTGCTGCAAAATAACGAGCACCTTGTGCGCTTAATGTATAAAGCAAGTTTCTTGTTTGTTGTAATGTTGATTGCTGAATTTGATAGCAAGTACCACCAGCGTATAAATCTGAAATATTGCTTGTTGGAGCAAATAAAAGATAAGGAGTAGTTGCTGATTGAACTAATGTGGCAGCAGCTAAGATTTCTGATGTAGATGGTTGATAGCCTGCCCAACATACACCGCCAACATAAGTTAATTGTGTAAATGCAACTAATGCTGTTGATAATGTATCAACACTTGTCATTGGGTAAATGAGAAGTTGTCCACCACCTGAAATAATATTAGGTGTTTGAGCAAATACCTCTTCAGCCATGTTATATGTTTCGGAATTTGTACCGAAATCAGCAGCAACTGCTAAAGCATTTATATAATAACCAATTGTGCTTCCAACAACAGCAGTTGGTGCTGTAGCATATCCAGAACCACCGCTTACGATTGTAACAGTATTAATTGAACCACCAGAAATGGTTACTGTTACAACAGGAAGAACTATTGTTTGGTTTGTAGCAGCAGTACCGCCAGTAAAATATACTGATGGAACTGTAGTATAATTGCTACCAGCAGCAGTTATGGTAACTCCATTAACAGCACCACCTGATACCGTTGCTGTTAATATAGCACCATGACCATAATTTTGACTTGGTGTTTCTTTAGTTAAAATACCTAAAGAGTTTACATTATATGCAGGTACTCCTGCACCCGGTGCTGACACCGTGAAGTTGACGAAGTTATTTATTGATAATGACATAATTTAAACGATTAAATGTTTGGGATTATTTCTATGCCTTGATATTGATCGTAATAGTCAACAGGAACTGTACGTCCATACGATGAAAGAACATTAAGGGTGAAGGCATACCGATTTAAACGAGAAGCTCCTTCGCCCATAGATACGTCATTGTATGTTCTGGGTTGGTTAGCTATTTTAAATCCGTATTTCTCTTGTATTTGTTCAGATTGAGTAGAATTTAAAGCAAACATAATCTCATGCCTACGAGCACGAGCATCATTGTTTCTCGACATAATCTGAATAGAATAAACCTCTTGGGTGTTTTGAGTTTGTACCTCATTAAACACTTCAAGTTCTGGCTGATTCAATTCTGGATTAGGAACATAATTTACTTCATATGATACGCTATTGGCATATAGATTTTCAGCTACAATACCAATGGCTACAAAAATGCCATCATCAGGCGGTATAGGAATTCGTTGATTATAGGTAACAACATGATTGTTATCTAAACCAAGCTGATCCCTAATCAGCTTAACTAAAACAGTAATAATTTCAGGTTTCGGTGGCACTTGTATAATCCTCCACCAATTTGTATTTATAGTACCCGAAATTCTGCCATTGCCATTTATGCATTACGCGATAAGGCATGGAATTGATAATAACTTGATCGTTATTTTGAAGATTTGGGTCAGTAACGCAGAAAAGATTATAGTGTCTCCAAGAACGCTCACCTTCCCACTTTAACTCAAGTTTTTGGCCTTTTTCAGGAGTTAAAAATCCTTGAGTTTTAAATTCGCGAGAAATCGTTACTGCATCGCCTTCTTTTACCCTTACGCTATTAATAAGCATAAGCATAGGCTGTGCCCAGCCTTGCACCGTATAACGAGCTTGTGGGGCTGTATTCGTGTGTGTAAGGTTACGTGTGCCTGCTCCTACAATAGGACCATTAACTACTGGAAATTGGACAATAGGGTTAATCATTTGATCACCTCATATCCAAAAGAGTTTTCTAACTGGCCTGTATCAATAAGTGGTTTATTGCTATAATTACCTTTGTTGATACGCATCATAGAAGTCATATAAGAAATAGGATTCCATTTCCTTCCAATACCAGATACGGCAAAATTGTTATGAATTATTTCTACAGATTGCATACCTAAAAATTCACTCATATCACCTAATGGGTCTAAACTTTCTTTAGTAGGTGTATAACTTTGAGCTTTTTTAGGTAATTCAAGTGGTAATGCAACAGTTACTATAGAACGAGCAGGAACCTCATATGTGGTTTCTTCGCCCTTTGAATTATAACCTTCTGTTGTGCCACCAAATTCATGTAGGTGTGCCAACTTTGAATTTGATTCTCCATCACTTCTTGAATCTTTTGCAGATAAAACCCCAACTTTAACAGAAACATTTTTTTCAATGTTTTGTAAAAGCGTTTTCAGGTTTTTGATATCAAGTTTGATTTCGGTATCCATTAGTTCGGCAATGAAACTCGCGGTGCTGCAAGCACGTTTGCGATTAGTTGTGGGCTTATGATTTGTATATACATTGCCCCATACCGTGTTTTACTGAAATGGGAAAGCATAGGGTCTTTTGCAACCTTATCTGGAATCTGAAAACTTTCAGTTACAGAATCTATGCCTTTAGCTGTAGTTAGCCAACTGTATTGGCTACCCATACCCTCTTGGGCTGCAAGTAGCTTTTCCACTAATTGGTGTGCAGCTAAATAAAGGAACGCTCTACTAAACTCTGCTTGGTTTGTAAAAAGAGCCTGATTTACATTAAACTGAGCATCAAATATGGCTCCATTGATGTCGTAATCTGTGACTTTTGTTAAATCTGTATTATCTCCAGCACCACCTGAAATGGTAATGATTGGAGGTAATCCATAATTTGAACCGCCAGTAACTACTGTGAATCCTGTTACAGATCCACCAGAAATACTTGCAGTTGCAGTTGCGCCTGAACCCTGATCTCCCGGAGCCGCCCCCACCGAGACAGAAGGGATGGAGGCGT